ATGTCGATGGGCGAAAAACGAAAAGATCGGAAAATTAATTATCCCGAGTGAACGTCCAGTAAGTGAGCAGGCTTCAACTCTGATCAATTTTGAATGAAACGATAAATAACGCTTATAGAAAAAGCACTTGACTGGTCCAGCAAAGCGGGATACTATTCGCATGTGGTCAACGCACCACTCGCTGGCAAAGAATTGCCTCCTTGCCATTTATGGCTTTTGTCGTTTATTGAGATTCTTCTCATGACCCCCATCGTTAATTTTTTCGATTGCTACCGTTTGATTCCAGTCCTCAAGGAAGCGTTTGTACTTCCAGTGACAACTTACTTGCCACTAGGAGCACTGCCAAATGTTGACCTATCAAAAATTGGTCACTTACTTAATGGAGTACATGGTTACCTTGATCATGTTTCAGTGCCAGCCGGCCAAGGCTTACGAGAAATGCTGGTTAATTCCATTCAAGCATGTAGCAATGATGGCAAAGGAAAAATTGCGCTTGGCTACAGAGTAGACAACGCAGGATTAAACTGGTCATTTTGTATTGATGCAAACGCTAGTGGCATGGATTCAGAAACTTTCTATAGCTCCTTTGCGGCTATTTTTAACCCGGGCGGTAAAGCCGGTTATTCCGACAAAAACCGTGGAGTGGGCTTTAAGGCTGCTGCATTTGCAAAATCAAAACGAGTAGTTATTGCTACGCGCTGCAAATTTCAAGATGCGCCAGGTCAGTGTCGCGTTTACACTCTTGCCAAAGGAGCAGACGGCAAATATTTCCATGCAGAAGTCATTGGCTCTAAGTATTGGGGAGGGCAGATTGTCTCGGTTGAAGATGCCTTCGGCAACATGGCAAAACGTGTTTACGACAATGGAGGTACTGCTATTTACGTGCTAGGGGAAGATGAAACTGCGGGTAATTTTGTTGCACGCAATACAGCACCCCACGAAGTGGCGGCTTGCGCTAATTCAATTATTTGGGCAATGCCTAAAAATATTAACGCGACTGCTGTTAATATTGGCATTGCTAATACAGCCTTAAATACAAAAAGCATTAATGGCCTCAAGCATCAATTGCAAGAATGGGGAAGAAAAGGCTCAATCGACTATGAAGAAGTAAAAAACATTAAAATTACAACTGAATATGGCCACAATGTGCTCGTAAATATTCATTATGCGTCCGTGCCAGACAAAGAAGAGTGGAAGCGGTCGCACAACCAAACTTGGGTGCCCAAAAGGCAAATTCTTATGGCAGACAACTTTGATGTATTTAAGAGCAAGGATAATGGCACTGCGTTAATTAGAGCTGGAATGAATTTTGCACAGCGCACAGAAGTAATTATTGAAGTAATTGAAGGAGCAGAGCAAAACGATAGCCGCAGTCAATTGGCTACAGACCAGCACATTAACGATACAGTAATTGATTCATTTCACCCTTGTTTCGCAGAAGCTGTTAAGCAATACCGCCCTGGTTTTGTCTTAAAAGAAATTGAAGAAGAAAAGCAAAAAGCATGTCTCAATATGAATCTTGGATCTAAAATTGGTAAATTAATGAGACAATTGGCCCAAAAAATTAAAGAGCAATGCTGTATTAATGGAATCATTGAAGAACTTGGGAGTAGTCACACTAATGGCGAAAAAATAAAAGGACGGAAAGATGCTTCTGAATCCGTCAATCAACACAAAAAACAAAACCCTTTAGACAAAAACAAGCCCCCAGCCACTCAAGTCAAATTAAGCGAAGAGGGAAAGCAACGGGCTAGCAAAATCAAGGCAAAAGGCCAATTACTTATGCCTAGCGCAGACCTTTCACCCACTGACGCTCTTATTCGCTGGAGTGACAACGAAAAAATTTATCTTTATAACGTTAACAGCAATGTTCACCAAGACTGTGCAGACAAAATTGGCGAAATGCTTGGACTTCACCTTAATGATGTCAATGAGAAATCTTGGAGGGAATCTTGTGTTGCTGCGGCTTGCGTCCATGTGCATTTGGACTACCTAGAAAATCAACAAGCCGGGTCTTTGTTTGCGGCAGAGCTTTCAGAAATAATGAAGCCCATCATGAAAGCTCAGTATTCACTAGAAACCCTTAAGGAATAATGATCGCCGCAACGGGCACTTTGCGTTCCTTTCCTGCTATCCTGACCAAGCCCAATAGGGCACCACCAACGCTCCCAAGGAGAAACACCCATGGCGAACCGCCCACCAATTACCGCTGCCATTGACTTGACTGCGGACACCCTCAACGCTCTAAAGGCTGCTGGCCCCAACGAACGTGGCAACTATTCTCTTGATGTTGCTGTGTGGATTAACGAAAAGCGTTCCTCGGATCGCGCTCCTAGCCACACAGGCAGCGTCAAGCTGAAAGGCCAAAAGGACTCACCAAAATCGTTTGCCAGTGTATGGGTGAACGAAAGCTCTGAAGGCAGCGGCACTGATCTCTTCTGATCATCTTGGGGCGAGCAATCGCCCCTTCCTTTTCTTTTATTATCATGACGCTTCTTAACGACAAGCAAATTGCCAAGCTTGCTGAAAATGACATCTTCCTGCCTTTCGTTGGCGAAAAGCGAAGAGAGCTTGACAATGGCACAAAAGCAATTTCCTACGGGCTGTCGCAAGCGGGCTATGACATTCGCCTGTCTTCCGTTGAGTTCTTGGTTTTTACTCCAGACAACTGGGCGTATGAGCTAGATGCTAAGCAGTTTGACGCAGACGCCGCCATCAAAGCAAAATTATTTGAGCAAAAAGACGGCTCGTGCTATTTTGTGCTGCCTCCTCATAGTCACGGCCTTGGCACCAGCATGGAACTGATCTCCATGCCAAATGATGTGTTGGCAATTTGTCAAGGGAAAAGCACCTATGCGCGACTGGGACTGGTGACAAACACAACTCCTGCCGAGCCTGGATGGAGCGGCCATTTCACAATGTGCTTTATTAACCCTACGGACTTTCCCATTCGCCTTTATGCAAATGAGGGGGTTGCACAGTTCCTTTTGATTCAACTCTCTGGCAATGTAGAACAAGCCTATACAGGCGCTTATCAGAATCAGAAAGCAAAGGCTACGTTGTCAAAAGTAGGTTAATATTGCGCATGTACATGGCTGGGCGCGTCAAGGCGAGCCGGGGCATGGTGCGGTCAGGTCTGGCAAGGGGGCTTCGGCCTCCTTCTTGCTCATAGGGACTACAGTACGACTAGCTACTGTCCAAGTAATGAGCGCTCTTGAAGATCAGTTTCTTAGCTTGTGGCAAGCCCATTATCCTCAGTTAATTCTTGAAAGAGAGTTTTCTGATATTGCAGCGTGGGAAGCTGATTACCAAGAGCGCTATGCAAAAAGTAAACGCTCAAAAAGGTATCGCCTTGACTTTGCTCATCCCGACAGTCGCACTGGCATCGAAATCCAGGGTGGTGTTTACAATCGTGGTCGCCACGTCACTGGTAGTGGCTATGAGCGCGATTGTCGGAAATATAATCTCGCGTATACGAGCGGGTGGACCATCTTCCTCTTGACTAGCCAAATGGCCAAGGACGCTTATTGGCACGCTTTAATTTCTGCTCATATCGCTGCATCTCCACCACTGCTTCGTTAAGCATTTCATCAGCAGCCTTCAGTGAATCATCACGCATTGCCAGGGCTTGACGCAGTTGAATGTTTTCCAGCATGAGACTTTGAAAAGCCGTTTGCATGGACGACCATCCTTCCAAGAGATTTTTGGCTACAGGCTTTAACTGTTCTAAGCTTGAGCAATCATCAATGGCTCTACGGTTAACCGTTAGCGCGAATTCACGCTCTGTTGAACGATCAAACGGCCCCATCATGCGCACATGCTTTCGTCCATTGTAATCAAACTGCACTGGTATGGAATATTGAGCCATGGTTAACAAGCTTTCTTTTGTTACTAGGCTACAAGCGAACGATGGTCGCAAGCAGTTTGCCAGGAAGGTGGATGATGGTGAAAGTGCCGAAGTGTTGCATTCGGTTTCCCGACGATATACACTGAGACGGTCACCAACGGATTATGACTGGACACCAGGGGAGCGCGTGGTATTGGTCACCCTCACAGGGGCTGGCGTGGTGCCAACGTCCACCTATGGCGTCTTCCAAGGCTTCACAAAGGGAAGCAATGGAAGAAAAGCTGCAATGGTCCAGTGGGAGCAAAAGCATCCTTTCATCTCTGGTACAGTGGCAATTCAACGCATCCGCCCCATCGCCTGCCTTTCTAAATGACTTTCACTTCCTCCGTTCCTTTAGCTGACCTGTTGGACGACTTTGCCATAACTACCATGGCACAGCTCATTCACATTTATTCGCCACAAGATATGGGCAATAAAGAAGAAATGATTCAATGGTGTGAAGCCATTGCTTCTACGTCTTATGTATTGGCTGGTGCAATGATGAATTCCCGCTCTACTCTTCATGGGGTGATCGTCAAGGATTTTCAAGAGAAGGAGACAGATGCAGCTTGATCCTCTAGGCGATGGTAAAAGCTCTCTTCGCCTGCTTGATTCCATGGGGAATAGCCTTTCTGTTGTCAATGATGCTCGCCAGTCTTTTGCTGCAGAAAGCGCAGAATGGACAGAACGCGACGGTAAACTTCTTCGCTACCTCGCAAAGCATCATCACACTTCTCCTTTTAGGGGTGTGGTATTTAAGTGGTCAGTGAAAGCTCCGTTGTTCATCGCAAGACAATGGTGGAAGCACACAGTGGCTTCTACGTTTGTTGATGATCAGCTTGGCTGGAACGAAAAAAGCTTTCGCTATTGCGCTGCTGATGAAGCTGAATTTTACATTCCCATTGAGTTCCTGCAGCAAAGCGAAGACAACCGTCAGGCGTCTGCAGGGGCTCTTGCGGGCACGAGCCAGGCATTGGCGCTTGCCCAGTACGCACAGGCCGTAGAGGCTTGTAAGCAGGCGTATGCAGGGCTTCTGTTGATAGGCGTAAGCAAAGAGCAAGCTAGGGCCATCCTGCCCTCTGCGCTCTATACCAACTTCGCCTGGACCTGTTCCCTGCAGGCTCTGTTCCATTTCATCTCCTTGCGCATTGGCAAAGGTGCTCAAGGGGAAATCGTGGCTTACGCTAAGGCGTTGCTTGAACTAGGAAGACCAGTGGCTCCAGAAGCCTTTGATGCCTTTGCTGAAAACAATTATCAATTCTGATCATGCACGATCCCGTTAACAGCCCCAAGCATTACGCTGACACTTGCGGTGGAATTGAATGTATTGAGGCCATTGAGGCTTCCATGAGCTTTGATGAGTTCAAAGGCTTTCTGAAAGGCAATGTTCAAAAGTATGTTTGGCGTTATGCCCAGAAGAATGGCGTAGAAGATCTCAAAAAAGCCAAATGGTATCTTGAGCGCCTCATTACCGTTTGCAGCATGGAAGAAGCCTTTGAAAATAAAGTTACGGAAACCATAAATGAGGCCGTTTCTTCTTTCATTTCTGATCCCGATGCCTATATGGCTAGTGGCTGTCCTGATGGCTTCTGTCCATTGCCAGGAGTGCGTCAAGGGCCTTCAGAAGGCATGTTCGCTCCCGTGTGCGACGATTAAGCAGCGCACACATTGTTCAATGGAAAGGGGCCGTAAGCGGCTCCTTTTTCATGCAATGGCAAAATACGCTGAGTGGCCTCGCACCATGCCTCCCAGTCAGACAAATCAGTGTGGGCACTTACAAAGCTATGGAAATGCACCCACTCAAGTAAAGCTTGCTCACGATGTTCTGTCCAAAATCGCTGAGGCCGCCACCATTCAAAAACTGGCAGACTTCCCTTCCCTGCGTTGCAACTAAGACATGAAGGAATATTGTTCCATTTTGCAAAATGTGGACCGCCTTTGCTCTTTGGCACAAGATGATCAATCGTAAGCTTTTCGCTCCACTTACCGCAGTAAGCACAAGCGCAATGGCCAAATGGTCCCCTTATGGAATAGTCTTCAAAAATACTTTTGCGATAACGTCGTTTTGCATCACCAGGGCGTAATTCAGAAAGCGAATGGAGAAGTTCTTCAGGTCCATTGCTCATCCTCATGATGATTTTTAACTGTCTTCTCCTTAGCTTAAAGCCAAAAACACGGCACGGAGAATAGCTTAGAATGAACAAAAGAAAGTCTTTACGAGCATGAAAAGCTGGCAGGAAAAGCTGGCCGACCTGGCTGTTTCAATCACTGCTGGTATGCTCCTGGCCACTGGTGCCATGATGATGAGCATCGGCCATCAGCAAGTAAAGATCACTGCGCAAGTAGAAAATATCGCAGAAAAGCTTGATACACTCACGGAAAACCTTAAAGGACTAGAAGAGCGAGTGCGCTCTTTAGAGATCAGACGCTAGGCTTTACAAAACGCTTTTCTATTATGACTGGCATCGAATGGTTCGTAGTTGGCGGTATTGCCATTGCAGCCCTTGACCAAATCATCCAGCACACTCCTTATAAGAGCAACAACATTGTTCAACTGGTCTTGACTGGCCTCAAAGCTATCTTTCGCGTGAAAGGCTGATCATTCCTGATGAGCACTTCTACCATCCGTCTGTCTAGTGCTGCAAAGTATTACACAGAGGAAAGCCATCAAATTGCCGCTTGGAATTGGCTTCAAGAACAGCTAACGGAAGCTGAACTAGAGGAATTTGCAGAGCTTTATAGAGCTGCTCCTGCATTGAAGCCTTCCAATCCATTGATTGTGCCCTATTTCAGCCAGCGAGATAATGCCTCAGGGCAAGGCAGCAGGGAATGCTTTAGCAGTTCTTGCGCAATGGTCGCAGCTTACTATGGCAAAGTCAAAGGCGATGATGAATACAATGTCATCCGCGCACGATTTGGTGACACTACTAATGCTGATGCACAAGTGAAAGCATTGCAATCACTTGGCTTAAAGGCTTCGTTCATTACTGACGGCACGGAAACGCTGCTGCAGAATGAAATTAAAGAAGGCAGGCCAGTGCCCGTGGGCTGGCTGCATCATGGTAGTGCTAGTGCTCCTTCTGGGGGAGGGCATTGGAGCGTAGTAGTTGGCTTCAACAGTCAAGCATACATTCACAATGATCCCTACGGACGAGCAAATATAATCAATGGTGGTTATTCAAGCGCCAGTGGTGGTAATAATGTGTCTTATGGCAAGGCTAATTGGCTTCCTCGATGGAGAGTCAATGGCACTGGCGGATGGGCCATCCTTGTACGTAGATGACTAACCAGGCAATATTTAATGCGCTTTGTTACGAACTAGCTATGTGGGCTGCTGATAAGCGGCCTTCATTGCGTTTGAAACCATGGTTTATTGCGCTAATTAATTGGTGCAAGCCAGACTGGACTGAATGGAAAACTGAACAAACTATTAAGAAGGTAGACGAGCAAGCTGCTACCCTTGTGAAACAATGGGAAAAGGAAGAGCGTGAAACTATTGCCACCAAGCTTGCCAGCAAAGCCCAGGAGCTGTTTCCAGCGGCTACAATCACTCCCTTGCCTGATGCCATTGTCCCTTCCGTGATGATCGTCCACGGGGCTCCTGAGAGCGCCAGCGACGACGTTAAAGCTCTTGGCGGCGAGCTACGCATTACTTGGACCCTAGACGGCCTAAAATAAAGGGAGACAGTTTGTTGCCATGGAAATCATTCTTGGTTTAGCAATATTTTCCTTGGGAATGACAATGGCTAGTCGCATGTATCGTCATTACGTTCATCCTTATCATCCTTCGTGCAAGATTTCTGTTCCGCTGCAAGACCCTGACCAATAAGATTGTGAAGCTGCATGTAATAAGCTAAGCCGTCGCCATATTCAAGACCAAACACTTCATAAAGAGCATGACGATATGAGCCCCTATCTATCACTTCTGCCCTGTACATTAGTTTTACAATTTGCCTAAAAGCTTGGCCTTTGCCATCGCAATCAAGGCTATCCCACCAAGCATCGTCTTCAGCTTTTTGACGCTTTTCAGCTTCGCACCATGCTTCCCGAAGCGCCTTTAGATCAGGAGAATTCAGCCAGTCATTTACGGATTGATATTTGTCGCATTTTTCCATGGTCAGCAAGCATGATGCTTTAATTTACACCCTTTTCGCAAACAAGAAGCATTGTTCCGTCACGGCGCAAAATAGAAAAACTAAGCTGCAAACACCCTGTAAGGCGCAGCGGGACTCACTAGAAACTCGTCCCACCCATCAGGCAGAGTGCCAATAAAATTAATGTGGAAGCCATCCAGCACGGTCGGTGCAACGATCACTTCGCCAGTCTCGGGGTCGTATTCACCGCCGCGAGTGATGATGCCAACAACGTCAATGGCGTGGTCGTGGGTGTAAGCCATTAAGGCGGTGTTGCCGTCTTTATCGGGCTCTGAGAAGTAACCAGCAGCGGTGGCGGCTGCGGTCCAAGCGGATTCGTTAGTGAAGCGAAGATAGTGGGTCATGATGCGGTGATGGATTCGAGAGTGATGTTAGCAAGGCGGGTGGGCCAGAAGGTGAAACGCTTTATGGTGCGACTATCTACCCCTGATAGCAATAACTGGTTCACTGTTGGTACTGTTACTAAACTATCGGCAAGAACAAGCAGACCGCCGGCAGTAAAAGCCGTGTCATTTGTTTTAAAGGCCACTGAAAGTTTATTAAAAGAGTTTGCCGTAAACAACTGTGTCTGGTTAAATCCTACCTGTGCGGTCCC